GTGCACCCACTCATAATCTGTTTCTCTACACCATATACGAACATATCCCAGTCAGATGCTTTGATTTTATCAATGTCATACTTCTTTGGTCGAAGATTGTTTTCCCTGATAGTTCCCATGGTTCCCTTCTCCGTTGTAGGGTTCATCTCTTTGAGTTCCCGGTTCCTTCGTCTATTGATGACACCCACCTTGATTCCGACTTCCTGTTTCTCCCATTTCGTTGTTCGGATTCCAGTGGCGGATGTTACCGGAGTTTCTGCACCAGGTTTGAGGAAACGTCTTGCTGACTTAACCTCCCGGTTGAAATCCTGTCTTGTCTGAATCTTGTCCCGGAGTCCCTGGACGGTCAAACGTTCCGGAAGGTATGGGGCAAGTTCTGGATTCTTCTTTAGGGTACGAGTGATTTTGGCGTTGAACTGTCGCACTGTGTTGGACAGTCGAGTTTTATCTTCGTTACGCCACTTAATGTTATATTGTCTAGGCATGTTATCTCATTACCTCCTGCCAATTGAATAAGAAAACCTCTGTTTTCAATTTTCTTGTAAAGCACGATATCAGCTATTTCGTTCAGTCTGATACCAAAACCGAAGCGGTTCGTAAGAGAGACATTTATCTTAGTTCTGTGCTCCCTTTTCATTTCAATGAATTTTGAAAGATGATTCTGAGAGCTAAAACAGAAGGTAAAGCCATAATTGGATGTGAAGCGATAGGGGGTTATCGCGAGGTTGTATTCTATTCCGTTTCTTGTCATAAACAAAATGGGGGCCTTGCGGCCCCCTCTCCTTTCCTGTTATTTTACCATATTTAAAGTAAGCAGTTTTCTGTCGCCTTTTGTTGCCTGTGTAACTTTCAGTTTAACTGGTTTCTTCCAGGTGGCAGGGTTTCCTTTGATTGTCATGAGTTTCTTAACTGCACCGTAGATTCCCATGCTGACTGCCTGGTAGCCTACACCGTCTTTGTCAATCAGTACAATCCTGGGGCAAACACTCTCTTCACCAGATTCACGGTTCACACATGTAACTACTTCGCAGTAGATGTGCTTCACTTCAATTGTCATGTTGATGCAATCACCGACTCTCTTCTCAGGGGCATTCATTGCATTGTAGAGAACTATCTCTTCATCTTCGTTCTTCGGTGTCATGGAGCAGAACTGCACTTTCCTTTCGGAAGTTAAGTCCATGATAAACTTTTCATCTTCATCCATTGTTACCTGTGCTACTGCTGTTGTGTTCTCTTCAAACGGGTTCATTTCCATCATAATAATTTTCTCCTTTTAATTTGATTGATTTTTACTTACTCTACGATTTCTGCGTTTGCGATAAAGTCTGTGAGGCTCATTGAATATTTCGTCTCTTCATACACAATTTTCGTGATTGCATATGCATCCTTTTTCCCGTAGAACTTTTTCACTACGTTCAGTGCCTTTTCTTCACTTACTCTTTCATGAGCTACTGTCAGAGGAGATAATTCCTCTAATGTAACCTGTCCGTCTTCCACGTGAATCCTGCTTGCACAAATCACGCTACTTTCAATTGTTCTTGTGATTGTCTTCATTCTGTTTTTCTCCTTTCTTATTTTGTTTTGTGTTTCCTTTGTTGCACTTTTATTGTACCATATTAATTTAGAAAAAGCAAGTCTTTTGGCCTATTTTCATCATAAACTATCATTCCGATCAGTTATATGGTATACTGGTAATATAAGGAGGTGGAATAATGGATGCGAGTACGATTATCCAGTTAATCTCAAATCTGGGATTTCCTATTGTATGCTGTTGTGCACTGTTTTGGAAGATGAACAAGCAGGATGAAAACCACAAAGAAGAAATCGGCACTTTGACTTCGGCACTGAACAACAATACAATTGTGCTCGAAAAAGTATGTGCAAAATTAGGAGATGATAAAGAATGAAAATTTTACTAATTGCAGGCCATGGGCAAGGTGATAGTGGTGCAGTCGGGTGTGATTTAGTCGAAGCGGATGAGACACGTGCTCTGCTCTCTCTTGTCTATGGAAAATTAAAAGATTACGTATCTGCTGTCCGGTACGACACTTCCGTCGATTGCTATCAGCAGAGCAAGGCAGGGAATGTCCCGAACTATGCTCTCTATGATTATGTGGTAGAACTCCACATGAACTCATACAGTGACCCTAGTGCTCATGGCTCTGAGATTCTTATTCACACCAGTGAACCTGCACATACAGTTGAAGATGAGATTTTAGAAAACCTAGCAGATATCGGTTTTACAAATCGTGGAGTGAAGCGTCGCTCAGACTTGCTCAACATGAATAACTGTAGAGGAAGGGGTGTATCATACGCCCTGATTGAAACATGCTTTATTAGTAACTGGGAAGATGTTAGTTTGTACAACAAGAACAAATCGAAAATTGCAGGAGCTATTGCAAGCGGAATCTTAGACGGTTTCGGAATCAAACACGATTCAGGCTCCGCAGATGTACCGGCTAATGACGGCGTACTTTACAGAGTCCAGGTGGGAGCTTATAGAAACAAAGCGAACGCTGAGGCCATGAAAAACAGGTTGAAGGCAGACGGCTATGACTGTATCATAAAGGTGGATTAAAATGGCAGGAAATTTAAATGTAGCATATAACTGGGTAATATCAAAATGTAATGACCCCAATGTGGGTTACAGTCAGGCATACAGGGAGGGTCAGATAGTTGATGGTATTGAATACTATGACTGCTCCTCCCTGATGTCTGCGGCAGTTTGGGAGGCCGGGTTTTACGGGGGAGCACCTAACCCGTGGTTTGCAACATTTACAGAGGAGGCGGAACTTAACAGTGTGGGCTTCACTTCAATGACTCCCAACCAGGAGTGGAAACCAGGTGACATACTATTAAGTAATAGGCGTGAGCATACCGAAATGGTGTACCAGGGTCGCAGAACCATGGGCGCACACTCGAGTTCCTATCCACTGCCTGACCAAGTATCTATTAATGACTGGGACAGCAGTCCTGACCAATGGGACATTCTTCTACGGTACGAGGGAGGGGGAGTCACACTGGACTGGATAGCGGAAGACCGTTATCTTACTCAGGCAGAGATGGAGAACAATGCCACAATTGTGTACTACTTTTATAGCGGTCAGTTCATCAACGTGAATACGATAGCCGCTCTACTAGGTAACATGCAAGCCGAGTCCACATTAAGCCCTGTACTATCAGAGCGTGGAGGGGGTGGAGGATACGGACTTGTACAGTGGACACCTCAAAGTTCTTTGATAGACCACTGTAATATCCTGGGATTATCTCCTTATAGTGACGGTGACGTCCAATTACAAGTAATCCTTTCCGAAGTTCGGAATCGACCGGGCGTGGAGGAATGGTATTCGAGCGGAGCATTTATCTCTCCTTATTATAATAGTGGAGCTACAGCAGATATGATAAATGTTACCGGAGATGCGTTTCTTCAAAATACAATGGGGTGGGAACCGGGTAAGTTAGCCATACTTTTCATGGCGGCCTATGAAAGACCATCTTATGACCCGAGTGTCAACCACTATCAAGCCCGAATGGAAAATGCTCGTAAGTGGTATGAGTACATTACAGGTTTACCCCCGGAACCACCAGACCCGGGGGTACCAACAAACACAAAACTTCCCATTTGGATGTATGGGAGAATATTATAAATGTTTCACGTGAAACATTAGAAAGGAGAATCAATGGCAATATTAACTAAAACGGGTATGGATAAAATACTCCGTAGAATCATGGAAACCGGGGGCCTAACCGAAGACATGGAAAGAGACATTGATAGGCTTCGTTCAGATTTTGATGAACGTGAGGGTATGCTTCGCAGGTACGGAGAAACTTACGACGGGGAAGATATGGATGAATACGAATGGAGAGGAAGAGATGATGAGTCCCGGGAAGATAGTGATAGGGACGATAAAGATATTTATACTCCCCGTGAAGAAGCAAAAGATTATGAAGATTGGCGTGGACGTTATGAAGAAATGCGTCAGCGTTACCTTGACCGTTTCTTCGGTGGAAGAGACGAAGGAGAAGAGCACAGGGAAATTATGAGAGAAACCGAAGAGGATGTCAGAAGAGACGGTGAGCCTCAGACATTCGACGAATTATTAGAAAGAACGGAGGGTTAAGATTATGCCTACAAAACCAACAATGGTAAACACAAATGTGAACGCATTACATAGTGCTGACATTCTGAATGCAACTAGAAATGAACTGGGAGGAACCTATGCAGATACAATTCCTGCGGCTATTAAACCGGGTGAAATGTTACCTAACGGAAGAGTGGCTACACAGGCGGATGCAGTAGCACAGCTTCGTAGTATTGGCGAAATTATGATGACATATCAGCCTATGCAGAATGCATTCCTGTCTGCACTGGTAAACAGAATTGGTAGAGTTATCATCACTTCCAGACTGTATGAAAATCCCTGGGCAGGATTCAAGAAAGGACTCATGGAGTATGGAGAAACTATCGAAGAAATTTTCGTAGCTCTTGCAAAACCATATCAGTATGACCCGGTAGTAGCTGAGACTGATGTATTCAAACGTAGAATCCCGGACGTCAAGGCCGCATTCCATTCAATGAATTATCAGAAGTTCTACCCGACTACTGTTTCCAATGACCAATTAAGACAGGCATTCCTATCATGGCAGGGAATCACTGATTTAATTAGCCGCATTATTGAACAGGTTTACACCGGTGCAAACTATGATGAATTCCTTGTCATGAAATACCTTATTGCACAGGTTGCATTAGAGGGTGGGATTTATCCTATGACTATCCCGGCCGTAACTGCTGACAATGCTCGTGAAGTCACTACCACCATGGTAACCATGGCAAGAGACTTGTCCTTTATGAGCAACAAGTACAACTATGCAGGAGTAACAACCTACACTGACCCACGCTACCTGTACATGATTCTGACGAACAAGCTGTCAGCAATCTTCGACGTAGAAGTATTGGCTCTATCCTTCAATATGAACAAAGCTGAACTGTTAGGCCGTCAGGTATTCGTAGACGGTTTCGGAGATTTCGACGAAGACAGACTTGCTCTCATTTTCGCAGATGACCCATACACTACTTACACTCCATTCACAGACGAGCAGAAAACAACACTTGCATCTATTCAGGGATTAATGGTTGATGAAGCGTGGTTCATGATTTTCGACAACTACTACAACATGACAGAGATTTACAACCCGGAAGGACTGTACTGGAACTACTTCTACCATGTATGGAAAACATTCTCTGTCAGCCCATTCAGCAATGCAATCCTGTTTACAACAGGAAAGTCCACTGTTACAAGTGTGACCGTAACACCCGAAACTGCTACTGTAAATACTGGTTCTACATTACAGTTAACAGCAGAAGTAGCAGTGAAAGGTTTTGCACCGAAAGATGTAATCTGGACTGTTACCGGAACTTCCGCAGTGACTTCTACCATCAATGAAACTGGATTACTGACAGTACCTACCACTGAAGTAAACAGTACCTTAACTGTCACAGCTACCAGCGCATTTGACGGTACAAAAACTGGAACCTCTACAATTACAGTTTCGCAACTGGCAGGATAAGGAGGGTAATAAATGAACGTTGTACCAACCTCGCCAATTACCACTGTGCGTATGTTGACCAATGTTCCCCTCGATTCCACCTATACGGACACACTGACTTTTAGCAGTGCGTCCGCACAGGCATCATATTTTGCAGGAAAGGCACAACAGACATTTAGCAACCTTACACCTGTCCGCATTACGAATGCAATTCGCATTCCCACTAGTGCGGACAGTGTGTACAATTGCAATTATGTTATGTTCCAGAATGCAAACTTTGGTAGTAAATGGTTTTACGCATTTATCAAAGAGATTGAATACGTCAATGTAAACATGTGCATGGTTCATATTGAACTGGACGCAATGCAGACGTGGATGTTCAACTACACTGTAAAACCATCCTTTGTCGAAAGGGAGCATGTAACCGACGATACACGTGGTGCCAATTTAGTCCCAGAAAATTTAGAACTGGGAGAGTATGTTTTTGCAGACCATAATAAAAGTGGACTGAGCAACAGCAGTAGGATTTATGTTGCGTCAACCGTAGACAGCAACGGGGAGAATGTGGAAGGTGGAATGTATGGCGGAACCTATGCAGGAGTAAACTATTATTCCTTTGCAACAGCCGCAGATGCGAACGCTTACATTTCAGCACTGACAACGGCTAATAAATCAGAAGCAATCGTGTCTGTGTTCATGGCTTGCCCTCAGTTATTCCCTACTAAAGATGGTGGCCCTGCTCACGTAGAATTTTCCATCAACAACCTGTTCGATAACTTCCAGGGATACAGACCGAAGAATAATAAGCTCTTCACATATCCATACTTCTTCCTGTACTGCACTAACTTACAGGGAAACACAGCAGAGTTCAGATACGAGTTCTTTGACAACCCAGGGAAGTCCGACTTTACCATGTTTGGAAACGCAACCTGTAACCCAACCATCACGCTTGTTCCTTTAAACTACAAGTACCCGGAAGGGAATGGTAATCTGAATGAGAAGATGACACTTGACGGTTTCCCGCAGTGTGCGTATAATATAGATACGTACAAAGCATGGCTTGCACAGAACGGTGCGTCAACAGCAGTAAGTGTTCTGGGTACGGCAGGTGGAGTTGCGGCAGGAATCGCAGGTTCAGTCCTGAGTGGTGGCACACTTGCAATTGCAGGAGCTATCGGTGGCGTAACAGCAATTGGCTCAACCGTTGCCAAAGTCACAGCAACATCCGCTAAACCTGCACAGGCAAAAGGCTCACCTGGTGCGTCAAGCTTATATGACTATGGTGTCCTCGACTTCCATTTCTATAAGACAACAATCACAGCAGAGTTTGCCCGCATCATTGACAATTTCTTTGATATGTTCGGTTACGCAGTTAACAGGGTGAAAGTTCCAAACATCACCGGAAGACCGTCCTGGAACTATGTGAAAACTACAGATGTAAAAATCGTAGGTTCCATTCCCTTTGATGATATGAACACAATCAAAGCTAACTTTAACAAAGGTATTACATTTTGGCATGGTGACTGGGTAGGTGACTACACCCGTGCTAATAAATAGGAAGGGGCGATAAAATGGGACGCAAGAAAAACAGATGGCCTTCTGCCCAGATAAATAACCAAACATACATTGACTATTATCAGCGACTCATGGAGTTCGCTATCAACATGTTTGAGTGGAGAAACCTTCCACCGACAGTTGATGAGAGATTCCTTGAATTAACGCTCTATGAGAAAGGCTACTGTCTGTATTTTAACGACGAGGTAGTGGGCAATTTGGCATTGACTTGTACAATCGGTGGAATGTTGGATGTGTACCGGATTCCTACAGAGCGTAGAGCATTTGCGGTCAATGGTTACAACAAGATTTGTACATCCCAGGACAGTGTGCTGATTTTCAACAACTACCTTCATACACCGACCATCCTCACCATTGAACTGTTCGCACGAAGACTATACGAAATCGAAAGAACGATTGATGTCAATGTCAAGGCGCAAAAGACACCAACCTTAGTTCTTGCAAGCGAACAACAGAGATTGACTATGAAAAATCTTTACATGCAGTATGACGGAAATGAGCCATTCATTTTCGGCGACAAAGACATGGAATTCGACGGAATCAAATGCTTGAAAACAGACGCTCCATATG